GCAAAACACTCAAAAATGCTTTCAAACGATTAATTTCATCAGAAGATTACAATCCAGAAGATTTATCTAACTTTTATCCAATCAAAGATGATAAAGAATTCAGAAGTTGGAGTTCAGTAGAAGTACCTGATACAAACGCTGCAATCTTTTTTGTGTCGGACATATCTGCAAGTATGGACGAACCAAAACGTGCATTGATTCGTGAATTGTGTTGGTATCTTGATAATTGGGTTCAACGGTTTTATCAAGAAACTCAAGTAAAGTATATTGTACACGATCATCATGCTCAAGAAGTTGATCAAGAAAAATTCTATAAATACAAAAGTGGAGGGGGAACGCAAATCAGTAGTGCATTTCATTTAGTCAACGATATTGTAGAAAAAGCATTTCCATTAAACGAGTGGAACATTTATGTATTTTATTTAAGTGACGGAGAAAACTTTGGATCAGACAACGAGTTATGCGTAGACTATCTTAAAAAAATGCAAACATATGCAAATTTAATCGGCATCACCGAAGTAAAAGCAATTAGAAGTTGGGCAACATTTTTACCACATATTCAATCACAATTATCAAGTGGAGAACTTGATCCAAAAACAATAGTAACTGCGTCAATGGATTCGCAAGCAGATGTATTTAAAACACTACAAAAACTGCTTACACCTGCTGGCGAAGAAGTACCTTTTTAATATTATGGGAATTGCATGGGAAGTAGATAGTTTGAACGAAGGAGTGTGTCCAGAATTGGCTGCTCTTATACCTGAGTGCCTAAAGGCGTGTTATGATAATGGACTTGATCCGTATCCGTTGTGCATAGAAGAATTTGATGCAGATGAAATAGTTGAGATTGCCGCTTATGGTGGTTTTCCTGTTCGTTATCCACACTTTAATTTCGGACAACAATTTGAGCAGTTACATCATCAGTATCATTCTGGTATGGGTAAGATTTACGAAATGGTTGTAAATACCGATCCAACTTATATGTACCTTCAACGAAACAATCCTATCGTTGATAATTTAACTGTTGTTGCACACGCAACTGCACATAGTGATTTCTTCAAGAACAATATTATGTTTAAGCACACGAATCGTAATATGATGAATGTAATGGCAAATCATAGTGATAAAATTCGTATGTATATGGATCGTTTTGGTCGCAAGAAAGTAAAAGACTTTTTGAATGCGGCTCTTGCAATTGATGATTTAATTGATCCATCACTTTGTTATCGTGAAAGTAATTTAAAGAAAGCAACTAAATTCAACTTTGAAGACCGTCAACCAAGAGAACACGTATCTCGTATGGAAACAAAGGAATATATGCAGAAGTATGTTAATCCTTCTCATTATATTGAAAAACAAAGACGGGATAGAGAAGAGAGAGCAAAGTTAGCAGAAAACAAATTTCCACTGCGTCCTGAACGAGATATTATGTTGATGATTATCAATCATTGTCGTTTAGAACCTTGGCAACAAAACATTCTCAGTATGATTCGTGATGAATCTATTTACTATCGTCCACAGGGAATGACGAAAGTTCTCAACGAAGGTTGGGCAAGTTATTGGGATTCATTTATTATGGCAAGTTGTAACTTTGCAGGAGACGAAGGAATTTTTGATTATGCAAAACACCACGCAGGAGTTCTTGGTGGAAAATACAATATGAACAATCCATATAAACTAGGAAACACTTTATTGCGTGACATTGAAGATAGATGGGATAAAGGAAAGTTTGGGAAAGAATATGAAAATTGCGACAACGGAGACGAAAAAAGATATTGGAATAAACATCTCGGTCTTGGTCGTGAAAAACTTTTTGAAGTTCGTGAATTGTACAATGATGTAACATTTCTTAATGAATTTTTTACACGTGACTTTTGTGAAAAGTATGAATACTTTGAATATGCACTTGATAAATCAACCAACAAATATGTAGTTGTTAGTAAAGACCACAAAAAAATAAAAGAAAAGTTAGTTGAACGACACGTCAATATGGGTAGACCTGTTATCTATATGGAGAATATGAAGTATAAAAATACTGAAATCCTACTCAGACACGACTTTGATGGTCGACCACTTGATGTAAAATACGCAACGGGTACAATGGCATATCTTCATGAGATTATGAAAAAACCAATCAACATTCTTACTTACGATGTAATATCAGAAGGATATGGAAAAGAAAAAGAATCTGTTGAAGTTGAAGTGCGTTATCGTTACAACAACGGAGAAATGAAACGTTACGAAGGTGGTAAAGTTTGATAAGTGAATCCAAGCACAAATCAAATATATAATTTAGACAATTTAAAGTTACTTGGTAGAATTGATACTGAGTCTATAAATTTAATTTATTGTGATATTCTATATGGAACTGGTAAAAAGTTCAAAGATTATCAAGATTTACCACCTGATCGTCACATAATAGATGAACATTATATTCCTCGTTTATACGAAATGAAACGAGTTTTAAAATCCAACGGAACAATTTATCTACAGATGGATTTACGTATAGTTCATTGGATACGAGTTTTAATGGATAATGTGTTTGGATACGAAAATTTCAGAAATCAGATTGTAGTAAAATTTAATATCGGTGGAAGGGGTAAACGAGAGTTTGCAAAAAAACACGATTACATTATAGTGTATACAAAGTCGGATGAATTTATTTTTAATGACCTTGATATAAGAGTTCCATACAAGTCAGTTATCAGCAAAAAACAAGATAGACCAAACATAACCGAAGAGAAATTAAAAATCGGAACGATACCTACAAATGTTTGGGATGATATTCCGTCAGGATTAAAAGTTAAAAAAGCAACTGACTATTATAGTGAGAAACATCCTAAGATTTTAGAAAGAATCATCAAAGCAAGTAGCAATGAAAATGATGTAGTTGCAGATTTTTATTGCGGTAGTGGAACTACATTTGCAGTTGCCAAGTCGTTGAATCGCAACTTTATAGGATGTGATATTAATGCTGATGCCGTGCGAATTTCTAACGAACGATTAAGCAAAAAATAGTTGATTTTTTTGTCTTGAAAACGGCATAAAATTAAGTTAAAATATATTTATATATAAGCATTAATTCGTTAATGTTTATCACACACAAACACACAAAAATCTAATAAGAAATGACTAATAACAATAATAACTTAAATGCCTACGGCATTCGACTGGAGGTACTAAAAAACGCAAAAGATATGGTATGGGATTCTTGGCATCAAGAAACCGATGAAGTGAAAAACAGAGCAGTACTTGAAAATACTGCATACGACTTACCACCACTTCCAACTACGCAGGATGTTTTAGCAACTGCATCTGAATTTTACGATTTCGTACAAAATCACGGAAAAAATTCTTAATAAATATAATTCTTATTGACGAATGTCGTAACGAGTAGTATTATATTAAGAATATTATTAAACAATAAAAACTAAGGAATAAAAAATGGCAATTGACCTAGACAAAATCAAAGCAAAACTTACGAATCTCTCTCAGAGTAACAATCGTAAGAATTATCAATGGAAACCCCAACCGGGTAAACAACAGGTTCGTATCGTACCTTATATGCATCAACCAGATAATCCGTTTATCGAGTTGTTTTTCCACTATGGAATCAACAATCGGACTTATCTATCTCCCAAGTCTTTTGGTCGTCCTGACCCAATCGTAGAGTTCGCAGAAAAGTTGACTCGCAGTGGAGATAAAGATGATTATCGTATGGGACGTTCCTTAATGCCAAAGATGAGAACTTTTGTTCCTGTCATCGTTCGTGGTGAAGAAGCAGAAGGAGTTCGTTTTTGGGGATTTGGTAAAGAAGTTTACCAAGAACTACTAGGTGTCATCGCAGACCCCGATTATGGAGACATTACCGATCCAACCAACGGAAGAGACATTACAATCGAATTTCTTTCTGCTGAAGAGGCTGGTCGTTCATTTCCAAAGACAAACATTCGTGTTAAACCCAACACATCACCTGTATCCGACAACAAAAACATTGCGGATGGAGTTGCTAACAATCAAGCAGAAATCACTGAGATATATCAAGAACTCAGTTATGATGATTTGAAAGAGGCACTTGAAAAGTGGGTGAGTGGAGAATCTGAAGAAGATGCTCCTCCTGCTGAATCGGTTGGTTCGGATGAAAAGGTTGTTGTTGAAGAAACACAAACAGAAGTGAAGCAACCAAAAGTTGCAAGTGCAACTTCTGAGCAAAGCAAACCAAACGCAACTTCTACGGAAGATGTTGAGGCTGCTTTTGAAGAGTTGTTTAAGTCTTAAAGAAGTAAAAAGAACTATAAGTGTGGTGAGGGCAACTCCCTCACCACACAAGTTCACAAAATAGAAATTATTAAATATGGCAAAGAAAAAAGAAGTAAAAGCAACAAGCAAGTCCGATGATTTAGCAAGTGTACTTGCAGATAGTTTAAATACTGCATATAAAGATGAAGGCAAAGTTGCTTTCTTTTTAAGTGAAGGTGATGATCCATCGCTAATATCAGATTGGATTTCAACTGGCAGTAGTCTTCTTGATCTTGCAATCTCAAATCGTCCCAATGGTGGAATTCCCACAGGCCGAATCACAGAACTAACTGGACTTGAACAAAGTGGAAAAAGTTTAGTATCTGGACACATTCTTGCGGAAACTCAAAAGAAGGGAGGTGTTGCGGTATTAATAGATACCGAGACAAGTGTATCCATTGAGTATCTAAAAGCAATTGGTGTTGATACTGAAAAGTTATTGTATGTCCACGTTGATACGGTGGAAGATATTTTTGCAACCATTGACAATATCATCGCAACGGTACGTAAAAGCAACAAAGATAAACTTGTAACGATTGTAACAGATAGTGTATCGGCTGCATCAACTAAAATTGAAATGGCGGCAGATTATGCGAAAGATGGATATGCAACTACTAAAGCAATTTTAATTAGTAAGGCAATGCGTAAGTTGACTTCAACAATTGGAAGACAAAAAATTGCATTGGTATTCACTAACCAACTTCGTCAAAAGATGGGAGTTATGTTTGGTGATCCGTGGACAACGAGTGGTGGTAAAGCAATTGCGTTTCACGCAAGTGTTCGTATTCGTCTGAAAAGTATGGGTCAAATTAAAAAAGGTGCAACCACAGAAGTTATCGGTGGAAAATGTGAAGCAACTATTGTAAAAAACAGAATGGGTCCTCCACAACGAAAAGCATCATTTGAAATTTATTTTAATCGTGGTATTGATGATATCGGAAGTTGGATAACAACATTGAAAACACACAAAATCTTAAAACAAGGTGGTGCTTATTATTCATTTACAGACTCCAAAGGAAAAGATTATAAGTTTATGGCAAAAGAATTTCCTGAAATGTTGAAAGACATAGAACTAAAAAAAGAATTATATCAGCATATTTGTGATAACATTGTAATGGAATATGAATCAGCAAATAGTGTAGTAGATGAAGATGTTGAGTTCACGGATAATGCAGAAATTGAAGACGCAGAATTAGCATCTGTTTCAAATGAGTGATAAAAAAAAGATATTTAGTTTATTTCAAGAATTCTCTCAAGAACAAAAAGAAGAACTAGATGTAGACCGGAATATAAATTCTGATACCCTTTTAATTGATGGTATGAACACGTTTATGCGTGTTTGGAGTATGTATCCGACCACCAACGACAATGGTGATCATATAGGTGGATATACCGGGTTTCTAAAGAGCATAGGTCACGCAATTCGTTTGCGTAAACCCACACGATGTATCGTTGTATTTGATGGAAAGGGTGGGAGTGCAAGAAGACGTAAAATCTTTCCTGACTATAAAATGAAAAAGAATGTTCGGTTTCGTGTAAATCGTGCGTTGAGTTTAGACTTAGATCAAACCGAAGAATCAAGTTCGATGAAGTATCAGATAGTTAAATTGATACAATATTTGAATATGCTTCCTGTTACTACTATATGTATGGATAATGTAGAAGCAGATGATGTTATGGCATTATTAGCACGATCATATTTTAGTGGTCTTGGTAAAAAGTGTACAATAATGAGTACTGACAAAGATTTTCTTCAGTTGGTAGATAACGATGTAACTGTTTATAGTCCAACCAAACGAACAGTTTATACTCCTGAAAAAGTTTCGTTAGAGTACGGAATTCATCCAAATAATTTTCTGTTATACAGAACAATTGATGGTGATCGTGGGGATAATATAGATGGGATCAAAGGTATAGGTGAAAAGAAACTTAAAACTGCTTTTCCTGAACTTGCAACCGAACAATTTATAAGCAGAGACGATTTAATAAAAATTTCAGAAGATAAACTCAAAGAAATGCCTTTGTATAAAAACTTTTTGAAAGAAGATAATCAGAGTTTACTTAAACGAAACTATGATTTAATGCAATTGAAAGATAGTATTCTTCCTGCAAGTATGCAAACGAAAATATTTGATCATGTAGATTCTCCTGTAACCGAACTTAATAAATTTGAATTTAGCAAAAAGTTCGCAGAAGACCAACTATGGGCCGCGTTTCCTAATCACCATAACTGGCTTATGGAAACTTGGACCATTTTGAACAACTATGCAATTACAAGTAATTCGTAGTTTTTTTATAAATAGACTTGATTCAACCAGAGTCATCTGATAAAGTTTATTAAATATGACGGAGACTAATAATAATAATGTGGATACCTTACAAAAGTTTGGAACTGCATTTCAAAGTAAAACAATTCGTGCTTTAATTGATGACAAAAAGTTTTTGGACAGAACACATGATATCGTTGAAACTGAGTATTGGGAAAGTGAAGCACATAAGTGGATTGTTGATGAGATTTTAACTCATTATAGTAAATACAAAAAGACTGCAACACTAGATGTATTCAAAATTAAGTGTGATGATGTAGGAATTGAATCATTAAAAGCTGCAATTGTAGATCAACTAAGAAATATATTTAC